GGGGATCAGTCCAACAAGAACGAATAAGGTTACGGTCATTTGAGGTAATGTCTGCTTCCTTTACAGTTCCGATACTTGTATAAGAAGATACATCTGAGCTTGACAGTACACTATATTCTTGAGTTGTTGCGCTGTCTCTAAACTGGGAAGATTCATATCCTACTGTTGCTGTCTGGTGTCCTACGTTCCCGGGGACATAACTCATTACCCCTATAGAGGAACAGTATGAATCTTTCGGATAGACTGTCTTTGACTTCACAACATTATCAGTGTTTGTTCCTATGTTGTAAGTCTTAAGAGACCCATACCCGAAAGGATCACATAGGAAATTCAATTGAGTAAACCATTGTTGAGTTGACGGATGCCACTCCCAAGAAAACGAAGCTATTGTTTTAACTTTGAAGGTTACGTTTGGCATGTGGTGAAATTGTAAGTGTCCCTCTGGTTGATAAATTGGAAGTGATACTATAGTGTTGGGAATATCTACGTTAACTTTAGAGTATCCATATCCATAGCGCAACCACTTAACGATATCTCTTTTCTTCTGAGCGTCAGCCGCCATCCCTCTTGAGCGGAATCTTATACCGAAACTAATAGAGATGTTGTCGTATGTTCCATCACTATGCATCAATGTGCCGTGTCTACCTTTTATGTAAACCTGTTCGGCTCTCATCTCAGCAGTTTCAATTTTAGGTTTTCCCATCATGTAGACGTCGTAATCTAGAAGGGAATTCTTTGTCATATAATCAAAGTTAGGCTGTACAGCTTGTTCGCCTTTACTTATTGCATCGCTATGTTGATAAACCAAATTAGCTTCCCCTTTCTTGGAAGCACCTTCCAGAGTTAAATACTGAAAGGTGTCCTATTTCTTTTTCCAAATTGTGAGTTTCTTGGTTGCGTATACTTTGCAGTCGCTCTTGCATAAGTGTTTCCATCTATCTGTAAAGGCACATCTACAGTGACATAAATCGGATTGCCTTGTTGCATTCCTGCCATAGCAATTCCTTGACCTGCCTGTCTTGCTCCTGCGTTTAGCTGTGACGACATTGAACGTGAAGCTCCAAGAGCGCTTCCTAGTCCTGAATTGACAGCACCCATAGTTCCCGCAATAGCTTCTTGTAAGCCACCTCCTGCGAAGAACTGTAAAGGTAATCTATTAAACTTTCCTCGTGACTCATCTAAGATGTCGAACCCGAAAGGTGAGCGTGGCATTGTCTCCCCGATGGCATTGTTTTCAGGGTCAGTCATATATCGTCCGCTTCCACCACCGAACCAATTCATTGGGTTTAATTTAGAGCCTATTTCTGACATAGTACCCCATAAAGAGGAAGACATTGCGGTAATACCTCTGATGAGTGACTTGATAAGGCTTGTCCCGATGTCATACCAATCAAGGTCTTTCAACCACTTGACAGCCTCATCGAAAGCATCTTTAATCTTACCGGGTACTTTCTTTACCCACTCCCAGATTGCATCCGGTAACCCTTTAATGTTATTAGTAGCAAATGAGACAACATCATCTGCCCACTTTCCGACATCCTTTACCTGGGATTTTGCCCAAGTAAGGAAACCATCTGCAAGTTTGGTGAATATCTTTTTGAGTCCTCCAATAAGACCCTTACCTACAGTTGCATCTATAAAGCCAATGATAGCTTTCCAGATACCTTCGAAGATATTTTTTACACCTTCCCAGACTTTCTCCCAGTCACCGTTGATGAGTCCACCGACTACTTGGATTACCCCCATGATAATCTTCATAGCTCCTTCAATCATGAGCTTGATACCTTCCCAGATAGGAATCACTATGAACTTGATAGCTGTCCAAAGAACATTCCAGACGGCTTCTATTTCCTTTCCGTTCTCATCTATAAATTTCTTTACAGTTTTCAATTGCTCGTTAAACCATGCTAAGTTTGTTTCCCATATAGGTTTAATAATGTCCCACATCTCAGCCATAAAGTCTTTAACTTTAGAGAGAGCATACTGGAAATTCTCAAATGAAGCGTTTGCCTGTTTCTGGTCTTCACCTACTTTGACAAGTGTCTGTCCAAGAAGTGCCGCTTCTTTAGCCGCTTCTTGTTGTTTAATCTTGTATTGGTCTTGACTCATCCCACCCTTAGCATATTCAGCATCTAATGCTTTCATTTTCTGCTCAAGGATTCCGGTCTCTGTAGTATTAGCGGCAAGTTGCTTTCTAGCTTCTTCTAATCCTGCTCGGTACTCATCATCGTTAATCTTCCCTTTCTGTTTCTGTTGAAGTAATAATGCTTCTTGTTGAGCAAACTTTTGTTGCTCCGTTTGCAATAGCTTTGTAGCTTCAACTACATTACCGAGAGGGTCAATAGATTCTGACATCTTAGTTATCCAAGCACCAAACCCGTTAGTTGAGTTTGTGAGCATAAGCTCCAATTTTGAAAAACCGATAAGTCCTAAATTCTCAAGAGCTGATTGCGTATTGGCAACCGCACCTGATAAGTTGTTGGACATTACTTTCGCCATTGCTTCAGCAGAGCCTTCAGACTTATCTAGCATCCCTTTGAATTTATCGAATTCCCCTACTCCATTTTTCAACACCATTATCCATCCAGCATAAGCTTCTTCACCAAAGATTGCCTTTGCCGCTGCTATCTGCTGTGAGTTAGATAGTGCATTAAACTTAGGAGATAGCTCATCGATGATAGTACGTATATTCTTCATAGACCCGTCTGCGTTGGTTGTTTCTTGCCCTAGGTCTGCTAAAGCATTCGCTGCCGCCTTCGGAGGTTTAGCTAGTCGAGATAAACCTGCACGAAGTGCAGTACCTGCCATAGATGCTTTAATCCCACCATTGGCAAACTCCATTGCTAATACTGTAGTCTCCTCGATATTCATACCAAAGGTGTCTGCGATAGGGGCAGCATACTTCATAGTTTCGCCAAGTTGTTCAACGTTTAAGTTTGCCGCTGCTGATCCTTTTGCGAACACGTCAGCCGCTCTTCCTGCTTCATCAGCTTTCATTCCAAAGGGGGTCATACTGTCGGTTACTATGTCAGCCGCCCTTGCAAGGTCTAGATTTCCCGCTGTAGCTAGATTCAGCAAAGGCTTAGAACCTGCAATCATCTCATTAGCACTCCAACCTGCCGTTGCCATATACTCATAGGCTTCGGCTACGTTGGTAGCGCTCCATACAGTAGAAGCACCTAGCTCTCGAGCATTAGCTCCAAGCTCCGCCATCTGTAGAGATGTGGAATCCGAGATAGCTTCAACGGTTGACATCTGCTTAGTATATTCCATACCTGTTTTGACGACACCTTCGAAAGCCTTCTTTACAGTATTAATACCCCCAACGACTGCCCCAATGCCAGCCATTGCCTTAATAGCTGATGAAAAAGCCCCGCCCATCTTAGAAGCACCGTCTCCGGCTTCTCTTGTGGCTCTTGTTGTAGAATTCAGTTGAGTAATAATATTACGAATACCCGCTTGAAACCTCTGGTCATTGAGGACGACGTCAACGGAAATAGTTTCATTGTTACCTG